AAACTTTGCGATGATGAACTTTGTAAATGAGCAAGGTGTTCACATTGGTGGTTTAGGAGGTTTTATTCGTTCTTTAAATTCATTAATAAACCAAATTCAACCAACATCAGTTTATGTTGTGTTTGATGGGATTGGATCCTCAACAAACCGAAAAAATATGCTACCCGAATATAAATCAGGTCGTAATTTGGTTCGTATTACTAATTGGGATGTGTTTGAAAATTTAGAAGAAGAACACGATGCTAAAATAGACCAAATTGTAAGATTGATTCATTATTTGAAATGCCTTCCTGTTAAAACATTAGTTATAGATAAGGTGGAAGCCGATGATATAATCGCATATTTAAGTGATATATTGTCTAATAAATATAATTCCCAGGTTTTCATAGTATCCAATGATAAGGACTTTGTTCAATTAGTAAACAATAAAGTTACATTATATAGACCAGCTGAAAAAGAATATTATACACCACAAACAGTAAAGAATAATTTTGGTGTATTAGTAGAGAATTTTATTTTATATAAAATACTGTTAGGTGATCAATCTGATAAAGTAGAAGGGGTTAAAGGGTTGGGTGCAAAGGGAATTTTTAAGAAATTTCCTGAACTAGCCGAAAGACATATTACTTTTACAGACTTGATTGATATATGTGCTTCTAAACATAAAGAACACGTTGTTTATTCAAGGGTGGTTTTTGATGTTGAACGTTTAGAAAATACTTATCGAATTATGGATTTGGCTAACCCATTAATAGATGATAATGATAGAGAATACATGCAAGAAGAAATAGAATCTCCAACTCCAATTTTGAATATTGAAGGATTTTTACGATTTTATAATGAAGACGGATTAGGTAAGATGATTAAAAATCCTGAGTTTATTTTAAATGATACTTATAAGGTATTAAATAGTTTTAAAAAATAAATATAAAAAAAAAGTTGTATTTTTCATTTTTACCATACTTGCCCTATATTTATAATCGAACAAAATATCGATTATGAATTATCAAAAAATATACGATCAAATAATAGACAGAGCAAAAAACAGACAATTGGAAGGATATAAAGAAAAACATCATATCCTTCCTAAATGTTTAGGAGGAAAAGAGGATAAAGATAATCTTGTAGAATTAACAGCTAGAGAACATTTTTTATGCCATCGATTACTTTGCGAAATATATCCTAATGAAACTAAGTTAATACAAGCTTTATGGTTAATGACTATAGGAAAAAATAAACATAACACTTTATATAGTTATTCTTTTTCTAGTAGAACATATGAAAAGGTAAAATTAGAGTTTATTAAGACAATAAAAGGTAAAAAAATGTCTTTAGAAACTAAAGAAAAAATACAAAAGACAAAATCTAACAGGGATATGTCTGTATTTTATACTGAAGAAGTTAAGAAAAAGATGTCGGAAAACAAAAAAGGAAAAACAATACACACTAAAGAATCTAAACAAAAAATAAGTGAATCTAAAAAAGGAAAAAAAAGAAATATTATATGGGGAGACAAAATAAGTGAATCCAAAAAAGGAAAACCTAAACAAGGAAAACCAATTATTCAAATCTGTCCCCAAACAAAAGAAACTATAAATATTTTTTCATCTATCACTGAAGCTTCCAAAATTACAGGAATAAAAAGTATTTCAAATAATTTAATAGGAAAAACTAAAACAGCAGGTGGTTATATTTGGAAATTTAAAAATTAATTATTATATTACATTCATAATCTAAAAAATAAAAGTTTTGACACTCAATAATTTAAATGCCTACGGGCCAGCATTTCAGATAAAAGTAATATCTGCTTTACTTACTCATAAAGAATTCTTGTTAAATATACAAGATGTTTTAAGTGAGGACTATTTTGATAATAGTGCTCAAAAATGGATTATCAAAGAAATTTTAAGATATTACCAAAAATATCATTGTACTGTTTCAATGGATGTTTTGAAAGTAGAACTCAAGAAAATCGACAATGAAGTACTCCAGGTATCAATTAAAGAACAATTAAGAGAGGCTTACAAATCTTCCGACGAGGATCTTAAGTACGTAGAAGAAGAATTCTCAGGTTTTTGTAAAAACCAACAACTTAAAAAGGCGTTGTTAACAAGTGTAGATTTTTTGAACGTAGGAGATTATGATTCTATTAGATCAATGATTGATAATGCACTTAAAGCAGGTCAAGATAAAAACATGGGTCATGAATATAACAAAGATGTTGAATCACGTTATAGAGAAGACCATAGAACTATTGTACCTACACCTTGGGAAGCATTCAATGAACTACTTCAAGGTGGTTTAGGTAATGGTGATTTTGGATTAATATTTGGTAATCCTGGTGGGGGTAAATCTTGGTCATTAGTTGCCTTAGGAGGGTTTGCTGTTAAATTAGGATATAATGTTTTACACTATACTCTAGAATTAGGAGATAACTATGTTGGACGAAGATATGATGCTTATTTCACTAATACATCAGTCCAAAATGTTGATAAACATAGAGATCTTATTGAACAATCTGTATCACAATTACAAGGTCAATTATTAATTAAAGAATATCCATCTAATAGGGCCTCAATTTCAACAATAGAATCCCATGTTAAAAAATGTATTGATTTGGATTTCAAACCAGATTTAATTCTAATTGATTATGTAGATCTTCTTCGCTCAAAAAGAAAATCTAGTGAGCGTAAAGAAGAAATTGATGATATTTATAACAGTACTAAGGGACTTGCTAAGGAATTAAATCTACCAATTTGGAGTGTTTCTCAAGTAAACCGTGCGGGTGCAAAAGATGATGTTATTGAAGGTGATAAAAGTGCCGGTTCTTATGATAAGATGATGGTTACTGATGTCGCTATATCTTTATCAAGAAAAAAAGAAGATACAGTAAATGGAACAGGAAGATTCCATATCATGAAAAATAGATATGGAATGGATGGGATGACATATCATGCTAAAATAGATACATCCACCGGTCACTTTGAAATATTAGATGAATATGATGAAGAATTAACACCACCAACTCCATCCAATGGTTTCAGGAATATAGATTCAGTAGACAAAGCCCTTATTAAACAAAAATTTTTCGAATTACAAAAAGACTAAATTATTTAAAAAACAATGTTAACAACCGAATCACAAATTTTGTCGGAAATTACTACCCATTTAAAGTATGCCAAATATGTTTATGAAAAACATAGAAGGGAAACATGGGATGAATTAGTTACCCGAAACAAAGAAATGCACATCAAAAAATTTCCAAACTTAGTGGAAGATATTGAATCTGCTTACAAGTATGTTTATGATAAAAAGGTGTTACCATCAATGCGTTCAATGCAATTTGCTGGAAAACCAATTGAAATAAACAACTCTCGTATTTTTAATTGTTCTTATTTACCAATAGATGATTTTAGAGCATTTTCTGAAATTATGTTCTTATTACTTTCAGGTTGCGGGGTAGGATACTCAGTTCAAACCCACCATGTAGAAAAATTACCAGATATTAGAAAACCACTTAAATGGAAACGTTATTTAATTGGTGATTCTATTGAAGGTTGGGCTGATGCTGTTCGTATGTTAACTAAAGCTTATTTTGGTCAAACATCAACCGGTCCTTTATTTGATTTCAGAGATATTAGATCTAAAGGTGCAACTCTTATTACTGTAGGTGGTAAAGCCCCCGGTTCTGAGCCATTAAAAATAGCTTTAGTACATATGCAAGCCATTTTTGATCGTAAAAAAGATGGGGAAAAATTAACCACAGTTGAATGCCATGATATTATTTGTCATTTAGCTGATGCCGTATTGTCTGGTGGAATTCGTAGAGCGGCTTTGATTGCTTTATTTAATTTACATGATGAGGATATGTTAACTTGTAAATTTGGGGATTGGTGGGAAAATAACCCACAAAGAGGTCGTGCTAATAACTCTGCTGTATTACTTCGTAATATGATTGACAGAGAAACATTTATGGAACTTTGGAAAAAAATTGAAGCATCTAATAGTGGGGAACCCGGATTTATATTTACAAATGATAAGGATGCTGGTACTAATCCTTGCGCTGAAATTAATTTAAAGGCAAACCAATTTTGTAATCTTTGTGAAATTAATGCTTCAGATATTGAAACACAAGAAGAGTATAATGCAAGAACTAGGGCAGCAGCATTTATTGGTACATTACAAGCTAGTTATACCGATTTCCATTACTTAAGAGACATATGGAAAAAAACAACTGAGAAAGAAGCTTTATTAGGGATAGGAATGACGGGAATTGCTTCTGGTAATGTATTAAAGCTTAACATGAAAGAAGCAGCTAAAATAGCTTGTGATGAAAATGAACGTGTTGCTAAAATTTTAGGTATTAATAAAGCAGCTCGCGTTACTACAGTAAAACCATCAGGTACTACATCTTTAGTATTAGGTACAAGTTCAGGTATTCATGCTTGGCATGATGATTATTATATGAGAAGAATTCGTGTAGGTAAAAATGAAGCTTTATACACTTATTTAAGTACTTATCACCCTGAAATGTTAGAGGATGATTTTTTCAAACCAAATATCCAATCTGTAATTTCTGTACCCCAATGTTCTCCTGAGGGTGCAATAACACGTAGTGAATCAGCTATAGATTTATTGGAACGTATTAAAACAATCAATAAAAACTGGATTAAACCAGGTCATAGAAAAGGTGCTAATATGCATAATGTATCTGCTACAGTAACTATTAAACAAGATGAATGGGCTACAATAGGAGATTGGTTATATGAAAATAGAGAATATTTTACAGCATTGTCTTTTTTACCTTATGATGGACACTCATATAAACAGGCCCCTTTTGAATCAATTACAAAGGAAGAATTTGATGAGGCGATAAAATCACTCCATACTGTAGATTTATCAAGAGTAATGGAAATAGATGATAACACAGCGTTAATGGAAAGTGTTGCTTGTGCAGGAGGTGGAGGATCTTGTGAAATAATTTAATGATAATTGTGAATTAATTTATTCCTGTCATATTTATAATTGATATGACAGGAATTTATAAAATTATTAACCCTAAAGGAAAAATATATATTGGTTGTACTATAGATTGGGATAGAAGAAAAAAAGAATATTCAAGAATGTATAATTCTAAAGGACAAACTAAATTATATAATTCTTTTCAAAAATATGGTATTGAAAATCATAGTTTTGAAGTAATTGAAGAATGTTCTGAAGAAAATTTATCTGAAAGAGAAATTCACTGGATTTTATATTATAATGCTGTAGAAAAAGGATTAAATATAAGAATAGGAAACAGAAATGGTTCTTTAACAAAACAAACCAAACAAAAAATAAGTGAAGCTTTAAAAGGAAGAAAAAACACATGGAGTACATCTGAGGGACAAGGAGAAAAAATAAGTAAAGGATTAAAAGAATTTTATAAAGACTCAAAAAATAGAGAGAAAATAAGTAGAGGATTAAAAACATATTATGATTCTCAAGATTTTATTCCTCCAAAACCATTATCTTATCCTATTAATATCATAAGAGAAATCCAGTTAAAATATAACAACAATACAATATCTCAACTATCTCGAGAATATAATATAAGTTGGGGAACTATTAATAATATGGTTAAAAAAAATAATGGATATGAGGAAGAAAAATTGATTTATTTTGAAAATAATCCACATAGTATTCGTTCTTCTATATCTATTGAATCTAAAAATAATATTTCCAAAAAAATGAAAGAAAGAAAAAATGAATGGACCAAACCAAAATTTACTAAAGAAGAACAAGAAATAATTATTAATAAATTTAAAACTCAAAATTATACTTATGAACAATTAGCTTTAGAATATAAAATAAGTAAATCTACTATCAATAATATCATAAATAAGAAAAATGGATATTCAAATAATAAAAATATAAAAAATAATAAAGAAGGCTTGGTTATCTAAGCCCTTTTTTATATATTTATAACAAATAAAAAAGACATGGATAACTTTGACTTAAAAAAATACCTAGTAGAAAATAAAATAAATGAAAGTAGTAATATACAATCAATATATGAAAAATTATTAAGTGCTAATAATGAATTAGATAACTGGTTAACAGATAATGCAAGTACTTCTGAGGCTGTAAAAATTAAAAGAAAAGGTGCTGAATATTTTGAAATAATAACGAGTATTTTAATTAAAAAAGGACTTAAAATTTAAAAAACAAATAAAAACAAATAAAGTTAAGCTTGGGAAACCAAGCTTTCTTTTTTTTTTATTGCTAATAAAAAATTATGTTACAAAAAATTAAAGAAAGAATATTCCCTTTTCTTATAGCAGTATCCGCTTTATCTGTTAGTGCATCTGCTGCTTTTTATAGTATAACGGGTTTAAGTATGTTGTTTGCTGGAGCTAGCCTTGCTGTAATAGTAATGGCCACTTCCCTAGAGGTATCCAAACTGGTAATAGCATCATTACTTTATCAGTACAGAAAAACATTACCTAAGCTACTTAAAACTTATTTAACAATATCTGTAATAATACTTATATTAATTACATCTGCAGGAATATATGGATATCTATCATCAGCATACCAACAAACCTCAGACCAAAATAGTATTGTTGATTCCAAAATCAAATCTTTAGAATCCAAGAAAAAATTATTTGAGGAAACTAGAGATAATATTTTAAAAGAAAAACAATATATTGCCAACTTACAAGGAACATTATCCCAGGCATCCACTACCCAATATACTGACAAGAATGGGAATTTGATAGTTAAATCAAACAATGCAGCTATTCGTAATATTGAATCATCATCCAAATCAAATGAAAAATTATCATCAAAAATTGATGTTATTAATGACTCAATATTCTCAGTAGAAAATCAAATTCTAATAATCAAAACTAATGCAACCTCAACCAGCGAATTAGGACCATTAAAATACCTTTCAGGATTAATTGGTGTAGGTATGGATCGTATTATTAATTGGTTATTGTTAATTATTATATTTGTGTTTGATCCATTAGCTATTGCCTTAGTAATTGCTGCAAATTTTGCTTTTGCTCAAATTAGTTCAAAAAAAAAGTTAACACCACCCCAAGATCCATGGGATAATACGTTGATGGATGGTTTAGAAGAGGAAGAATTTAGGGAATTATTTGATAAAGCAGATACTAATGATGATGGGGTAATTGATGAGGAAGAAGCTAAACAAATTAATCAAGTAAAACAATCTTTAGATGAAATTGAAAAATTAAATAATGAAAATAATTATGATTTCCAATGGAAGAAGGAAAAAGTATCTAAAGAAATAGAAAATATAAAAAAATCATTAATAGAACAAATTAATGATGATAAAGATAATACAAAAACTTATTTTTAAAATTTCTTTAAGGGGATTTGGCTCCCTGAATCCCCTTTATTATATTGATGGGGTAAAAGAAAATTTAAATATAAATAAATTATGACTCAAGAAGAAATCCACAACAAACACATTGACATTATTAACCACTTAATTGATATAAGTGGGGAAATTGAACAAGTATGGAAGTACCACCCAGAAAATCCTAATCGAATTGATGTTGTTACATATCATGATATTTTAGTTAATAAAATGAAGGAAATAGAACAACAAGAAATAGAATTTAGAGAGAAAAATGGGAATATAAATTTGTAAAACAAAAATAATGGGGGAATATAGTTTTATAAAAGAAAGTAGTATCAAACACAACAAGGATGTTGTTATCAAACATATAAAACCACTCACACCCCTTAATTATAATAAGTTCATGTGGTGGCGTACACATACTGATAAAAACATTCCACTTAGTAAAAAGTCACCACTTAAAGAACGTATTTTGAATGGGGATTTTAACCCC